AGGAAATCAGCCTCATCCCAATGCATAAACTTAACCATATCTACAGTTTTGTCAGGCATCGTGACCTTAATTCCATGCTCAGCCATATATCTTTGATAGCTTTGCATGTTATAGAACTCGACATCCTCTTCCACACAACCCTTGTTATCATCGCCATAATTACCAGCATGGATTGCATCTCGGAATTCTCTCTCCCTAGTTTTAAGGACTTCCAATTCATAAAAGGCACATCTTTGTAGAATGCTATTCACGAGGTTGTTGATGTATACAGTAATTGAATCACCAGACATCGCACCATTAGCAAAAGACATTAATGTTCCATTATACGCAACCATTGGGTAGACTGCGTCACTGAATATCCCACGGATTTGCCGCATGTCATAGGGAGAATATTTCCCACTTGCTTCACACAATCGCAGTATACACTCATATGCCGCCGTAATGAGTTGTGGTGGAATCTTTTGGTCATACTTACTATAATCAATCGCAAAAGTGCGGTGATCTAGCCGACCATTCTTAGTAATGAAATCTCGGAACTCTTTCCACTCGGGACTCATACAATTTATTCCAACCATCGACTCACACATCAAAGGATGTGTGTTAATAAACCGCGTCACGGATAGCAGATATTTGCGTGCATGCACTCCTCGTGCAACTTGAGTAGCGTACATAACACGTGGGGCTTTGTCCTTTACAATGGGAGTTGGTTCATCCTTCAGACATGCTTTATATATTGGGAAGGCTCGTTCCTCATCTTCGTAGCACATCTCAATCCTCCGTATCTCCTTCTGCACATCTTCATTAAAATCTACTGGATTAGGATACACGTCATTGGGTTCCAGTTCGATCATCATGTTGGATTTTGGGCCCGCCAGAGGGTATCCGACCGAAGTGTTGGCATTAATCTTGTCAATAAACCTAACACCTGGTATCCCATTGATGGCTTGCTCCATAGTTAAGACACCGAACATGCTGCGGGCGTAATCGTTCTCCTTAATATGAGTGATAATCCGCCTACAATAGTCGTCCACTGCCCATTTCACAACCCGTGGTTTGAAACCAGTGGAAGGTGTAACAATATTCACCAAATTCTCCCGCCATGGCATCCAGCTAGGTTTCAGTTTGGGAGGTCCCCACTTTTGTGGGCATGCCATGTACTTCTCAACTGTATCAGAAATGAGGGATTGGACCACCTTAGAAGTTGCAGTGACGCCACCACTACAAGTCCCATAAACATGGAACGCACGTGATTCAGTTAAATACTGTACCGGACTATGCTTATCAATATTGTACGTGGTAATCGTCTTCATCCCATACATCTCTGTAGGGAACTCTCCTTTAGAATGTGGTAGCAATCTCTCACTAGATAATTTAGCTATCGCCTCTTCAAGCTGCGACTTCTTTAGTCCACCACAGATTCCAAAAGTGGAAGTGATCCCAAAAATGGGATTTTTCCCCCCTAAATGGAAACCTACAATCGATTTTTCCTTCCGCTGAGACATGAGAAGGCCCATACATAGACCAGGTTTGGTCCCACCTTCCAATTTGTAACTAGCTCCATCAAACTGGCAAAATTTATGACCTACCCTGCCCTTAGACAGCGTAGTGACTTCCCGTCGCAGAGTGCCATCATCATTTCTGTATAGAAACTCCGCGGGACCATCACAATCATTCTCTGTAAATACATGGGTGATATCAGACATAGTCCCAGCCACGTCTGCGTTAACCACCACCAGATCAGTGTCAGGAATGCGTACCCACGAACACTCTGATAATTTGCCGACGCTAGTAGTGGGACCATGGGTAGTTCCCAACTTATGTACTGTAAAATCCAAATCACCAGTCTTCCCATTAACGGGGTCTGCTCCTGAAAACAGCACGTGATACGGCATTAAGAAGACAGAGGCGCGCAGGAACAATATATTGCAAACTCTATACCGTTCCTCACTTACGCCTTTGATGCGCATGTAATACAGGTTATCAGATATCGTATTCACAAATTGATCCATTGTGCAAGTCACAAGCTGTCTGTTCTTATTAGGTAGTTGGGAAGGTACAACTTTCTGGTAGTTGCAAACCTCCTTATCACGCCTCCTGACGTCATCTTCTGAAACAGGTTGTAAACTACCATGAGCAACATGTGACATAAGTCTACGCAACATGGCTCCACTCTTCACTACTGCGTAAATAGCTGCCATAGCAAGTGACCCAGCAATGAACGCATCAGTAATTCGCTTTCGTTGATTACGTCCAATAACAATTAGTGCATCAGGTCGCATTGCGGCCTGAGTGCACCGACGTCTGTAAGACAGCTTCGTTATGTTGATTTGATCCATGAGGCACTGTGCAAGATAGTATATAATAGGCAACCCACACATAAAAAACACGAAATGGAAAAGCCCGAAAATGTTCCAATAAAACCCGTGCAATTGTAAGATGCACATATTAAATGGAATAGTGAGAAAACTCACAAGGACAAGTCGCCAAAATGTCCACATAATGTCAGGAGTTGTGGGTATCATAAACAGATCCTCACTATATTTCCAACGTAGGAGAAACTTAGTCACCTTTCCAACAAATGCATCAGGAAACCACGACAAGAGGTTCAACATACCGCAGTTCAAATTGCGAATGAGACTCTCTGTATCAATCGTACCAGGACTTGCCAAGGGCATGACACCAGATTCAGCCTCAATGACATCCTGCATAATACATGGTTGGCACTGGCACATGAAGTTTATTTTATCACACTTCTCGCACAATTTGACTGATTGGTGAATAACATTACTCCTTTCGACTAGGTCTTCTTGATCTGCATACCATTTCCTACTATGTACCTTTATAAATTCTACATACCTATGCACATCCACCTTAATCAGCGGTCCTTTCTCGTCTCTGTGAGGCCGATATTCGATCTCCTCACGCGCTCCATGTGTTGGACTAGGCACAGGAATGGGTTCCCATACATCCAACTCCCAAACATCTGGGAGAATGGGTAAATCTAGACCTTGTGACTGATAGTGCAATTTCACCTTATCCATGTCAAGTGAATTTCCACCCGTCTTCCTGAATTGTGGTTTGACCCGCACGTCAACAGTGACGATTGCTCTGCGCAAAATGGCTGCCGGGTGATTGGAAGCCGTGTAGGCCCCCATATCTGGTAAGTTGGAAGTGATCTGCACTAGTTTGGGCTCAATCGGGATCTTACCCTTAGATTCAACATCAGCCATAATAGCATAACATACGATATTGTTGACAAACGTTATAACATCAACGCATGGTGAATTCATTAGGAAGTCTTTGTGCGTGTTAAATATGTCGTCTAGCGTTACAACAGTCACGTCGCCACGCATCCCGGAGTGATATTGGTCGTCAGGATTCAGCGTTGTACATTTATCAGGGCTAGCGTCAAAATTATTCAATGCACCAATAATGGAAGGCATGACCCCGGTTAAAACCGATTTACCAACACCAGAAGTACCTCGATAAAAGGTACAATATGGTGCACACCGTAGCCCGCCTCTAACTCTTGTAGCGTTGAATTCCATCCGTATCTCATACATCTTGGTTAGCATCCGATCGATAGAGGCTTTCTCTCCTCCAGTTACCAGTCTACTAACTTTTTTCAACCCTTCAATGGTTTCGTCAACTTGAGACGCATATTCATGGTTAGACATACCAGTCTCCTTTCTTAACATTCCTGTCTTGAAGTGGGTCTGGCACGCACACAACTTGTTATAACTTTCTTGTAAACGCTCAATTCTGCTATCTGAAAATAAAAACCCTCCCATCGTTCCATTAATGAAATATTCGTGACCTCCTTCAACAAAGTATAACACGGTAGAAATAACTGCGTCGATCAACGATTCTGCCCTGATGTGCTTCATATACACATCCGGCTTGAACAGATTAACACTTCCAACCGACCACGTCAACGAAGACGCCTCACAAAGCCCTGCGCAAACGCAGGCACTAAGCAAATATGAAATTTTTGGA